CAAGGTCCTCCACCGCGTAATAAGGCTAGGTCGGGGTACTTTTTCCTTAGTGAATCGGTAGTTATATGGCAATCGCAACCAATAAGCCCAGCAAGCCCGTAGCGCCATCACTGTTTGGCGACCTGTTCGCTGGTCAAACCGAGGTCGTTGCGCCAGTCACAGGCCCGATTCCGCCGCAGCAACCGGCATTGACGCCAGCTCCGGAGCCCGTTGCTGTGCGTCCTGAGCCGGCAGCGGTCGCGACACCGGCCAGAATGACGCTCAAAGACTGGGCCAAACGCAACGGAATCAGCCACGCCGCGGCATTGAATCACATTCAGCGCAAGGTAATCGCGTACGTCGACTATCCGAATCGGCTTGTCGACGTCGAACAATGCGACGCGCTGCTGATGGCGGCCCGCGTCAACGTGGCCAGACCGCGCGAACTGGCCGCCGCCGGCCGCGATATTGCGCCGCCACCGGTCACGGGCCCAGAGCCAGGACAACGCAGCGACACGCCACCGGTCGATTCGTCGTCAACGTCGGCCACGCTGGTGCAGCAAAACATCGACTTGACCGCGGCCAAGATCCGCAAGGCCCAGGCTGATGCGTCTGCGGCGGAGCTGCGCACGGCACAGGCCCGCGGCGAGCTGGTGCCGCGCGATGCCGTGGTGCGTCGCGTCGAAGCGATGGCAATGAGCATCCGGGCGCCGCTGCAATCGATGGCCGCGCGGCTGGGGCCGGTACTGGCATCGATGACGGACCCAGTCGAGTGCTCGCGCCTGGTGCGCGACGAAGTCGAGCGGGCCCTGACCAGCTGCGCCGATGGGCTGCCGGATTGGGACGGCACCGATGCAGGGTGATGCTGAGTTCCTACAGGGCTTGGGTGACCTGTTTGCGGCGCAGCTCCGGCCGCCGGAGCGCGTATCGCTGCCGGACTGGTGCGACGCGCACGTGCAGCTCCCGCGTGAGGGCACGGCGGAATACGGCCAGTACCGGACTGCGCGCACGCCATACGTGGAAGAAATCGCGAGGTGCCTGGACGCTGACAGCGGCGTGTCTGAGGTTGTCTGGATGGCGGCGTCACAGGTCGGCAAGTCACAGTTGATGAACAATTTTGTTTGCCACACGGTCGTTGCCGACCCGGCGAACATCGTTGTGATGCAGCCGACCAAGGAGCTGGCAGAGGCCTACAGCACGATGCGGATCGATCCGATGATCCGCTGCAATCCAATGATGGCCCGGGCGATCCGCGACCATGGCAAGAGCCGGGCCGGCGGCGATCGTACGCTGCTGAAGTCTTTTGCTGGTGGCTTTCTGCGGTTCGTCGGCGCCAACGCTCCCGGCGACCTGGCATCGATGCCGATACCGCGGGTCTGCGTTGATGAGCTCGACCGCTGCTCTGCGTCGGCTGGCAACGAGGGTGACCCGGTCGAGCTGCTGCGCAAGCGGACGTCTACGTTCCCGCAAAGCAAGATGTTGATTGTGTCGAGCCCGGGAGCAGCGCCATCCAAAATCGCAGAGCGGTACGCCGACGGCGACCAGTGCAAGCTGTGGGTGCCATGCCCGCACTGCGACGAACACCAGGTGTTGCGCTGGGGCAGCAAAGACCGGCCGGGCGGCGTGGTCTGGCCAGCTGGCAAGCCGGAGCTCGCGCAATACCAGTGCGACCATTGCGGCGCGCTGATTGAGGAGGGCCACAAAACCGAAATGCTGCGCCGTCGCCAGTGGCGAGCCGGAGCCGTGGCCAAAGTGCCGGGCCTGCGGAGCTTCCACACGTCGGCGCTGTATTCGCCGGTGGGCTGGTACAGCTGGGCCGACGCGGCACGTGAGTTTGTCCTGGCCGGCAAAGACCCGCAAAAGTTGCAGGTGTTTGTAAACACTGTGCTGGCAGAGGTCTGGACCGATGAGCATATGGTCGAGGTCAGCGGCAACGACATCTACGACGCGCGCGAGCGGTGGCCGGCCGAAGTACCAGACGCGGTACAGGTATTGACGGCGGCGTGCGACGTTCAGGGCGATCGGCTGGAATACCAGGTGATGGGATTTGGCGTTGGCGAAGAGTCGTGGGTGATTTCGCATATCCGCTTGTACGGCGACCCGACATTGCCAGAGGTCTGGGCCCAGCTCGATGATCAAATTGCACGGTCATACGAGAAGCAGGACGGCAAGCGCATGATCGCTAAAGTCGTTTTGGTCGATAGTTCGGACGGAAATGTTACCCAACAGGTGTACGGTTATTGCTCGCGCCGTCAGTCGCGCAACGTCTACGCCATCAAGGGCAGCAGCAAGCCGAACACTCCGACATGGACTCAGAAGATCAGCTACACGTCCAAGGGTGCCGTTTACGTCGTCGGCGTCAGTACTGGCAAAGACGCGATCTACCCGCGGATCAAACGGATCGGCGGAGTCGGGCCCGGCATGATTCACCTGCCCGTCGCCGACTGGTGCGATCTGGAATACTGCGACCAACTCACAGCTGAGATTCCGAGCGAGAAACGGCTGCGTACCGGCAGAGTGTTGCGCGAGTGGGTCAAAACCAGAGAGCGCAATGAGGCGTTCGACTTGACCAACTATTGCTTGATCGGCCTGCATTGTCTGGTCGCCAAGGGATACCGCTCGCTGGCTGGATCTGCAACACCCAAGCCACCGACGCGGCACACAGAGCCGGCAACGCAGCCGGCTACACAACCAGTTGCACAGCAGCCAGACCGCGTGTATCCTGTGCGACGTGGCGGCACTGTCCGGCCGCGAACGATCGGAGTGTACTGATGGCGTACGTTCAGGCCGATGTCGACGAAATCAAACGCAGCATCAGCACCGGCGCTCTGTCGACCACGACCCGAGACGGCCAAACTCTGACGTTTCGCAGTCTGGCTGACCTGATGAAAACACAGGCAATCATGGAGGCTGAGGTCGCTGGCATCACGGCGCCGAACCGGAGCCGACCGCAGGTGATTGCCGCGGCGTTCGGGCCTCCACGTGGGGGATACCGGTGAAAGTCAGTACCCGATTGCGCAGGCTAGCCAGACAGGCGATCGCATCGATTGGTCGCGCTGTCGGATTTCGCCAGTATGCCGGCGCTCGCGTCAATCGGCTTCTGCCGAACATTCCGCCGGGCACTGACGCCAATCGCGAGATTATGTCGTCGCTGCCGATGTTGCGGAATCGCTCGCGGGAGCTGGTGCGCGACGATGCTTTGGCGAGCGGACTGATTGCCACTTCAGTGCGGAATCTGGTCGGCACCGGTGTGCATCCAAAGCCGCAGGTGCGGATTGCTCCAGCAAATCAAAGCAAGGGCGCGATCGACCGAGCAGCCAAGCAAGAGCGTGAACTGGAGGGAATACTCGAATCGACCTGGCGCGAATGGGCTGCCGGCGATTGCGACGCCGCTGGTCTGGGCCGTCCGTTGGCCACGTTGCTGTCGATTGCGACGCACACCTGGAAAGAGTCGGGTGGCTGTCTGATTCGACTGCGCTGGCGGCGCACGTCTGACAAGCTGGTCGTGCCGTTCCAGCTGCAGCTGCTGGAGACGGACTACATCGATATGACGGCGGATTATCCGCCGGACCAGTCGGGCGATTACTGGATTCAGGGTGTCAAGTTCAACGCGCTCGATCGTGTGATTGCCTACCGGCTGTTTGTCCAGCATCCCGGTAGTGGCTGGGCTTGGGCTCCTGGCTCGATTTTGTACAACGACGTGTCAGCCAATGACATCGTCTACCTGACCAGCACGACGCGAGCTGGTCAGGTGCATGGCGTTCCGCTGCTGACACCGGTGATCGCGTCGCTGATTCAGCGACAGCGGTTTATCCGGTCGGAAATGACTCGGCAAGAGACGATGTCTCGAATGGCTGTGGTTGTTACGCCTGGCAACGACGCCGTGAATTTGGACGATGAGACGATCGGCCTGCAGGTCGGCACGTCGGAAAGTCCAGCAGAGGCCGCGTCGTCTGGCCGGGCTCCGGTCTATGAGTCAGAGATTCCAGAGGGCGGCATTCTGATCGCGCGCAACGGCAAGACCGTGACGCCGATCATTCCGGCCAGCAACAGTCAGTACGACGTGTTCTGCCGTCGGACAGACCGCGACATCTGCGCTGGCGCCGGCGTGCCGTATGAGCTCGGCACTGGCGACTTTTCGCAGATCAGTTACTCCAGCTACAAGGCCGGAGAGATCCAGTTCCGTGAGTCAATCCGCGTCGACCAGCGCATCTGGTTGACGCCGGCGTGTCTGCAGCCGATCTGGCGGCGTTTCCTGTTGGCGGCGGAGCTGGCTGGCAAGATCCCGGCGGGGCTCGATATCCGCGTGTCCTGGCACTTCCCGGCCGTGGCTGACACCAGCCGCAAAGAGTCCATCGAGGCCAAGGTCGCGGCGATCGCCGGCGGTCTGTCGTCCTACTCGATTGAGCTGGCGCAAGACGGAATTGATTTTGAGGACGTGTGCCGGCAGCGCTGCAAGGACGACGCGATGTTGGCCGAATGCGGCATCGTGCCGGTGTTGCAACCAGGGCAACAACCAGCACTTGACACGGCAGAAAAAACTACGCAGCCTGTTACGGGGAGTGCAGAACCATGACCGTCACCGTGATACAGCGCGAAGTTCCAGCAGAGCGGCGGCACCTACGCCGCGGCACGCTGACGATCGCGTCGTCTCGCGATGCGGGCCCGCGTCGTCGCGCCGTTGAAGACGGCATGCCGATGGACGAAGCCGGCGGCGAAGACCTGCCGATCGCTGCTGACCCGGCATCCGTGTCTGTCGTTGGCAGCTGGAATCCTGAGACACGCACGGTCGAGGCTGTGTTGTCGTCTGGCGCTGATGTCGAGCGGTACGATTACTGGGATGACACCCGGTACATTGAGCGCTTGCGTATGGATTCCGACTCGATGCGCATGGACCGGCTGAACAGCGGCCATATGCCGTGGCTGGTGATGCACCGGACCAACGACGTTGACTGCCTGATTGGCTACGTCAAGCGGGCGTACATGGATGACGCCGGCCAGCTCCGCGCTGAAATCTATCTGTCTGATGACGAAGAGTCGGCGTCTGCTGTCAGCAAGATCATCAACGGCACGCTTCGAGGCGTGTCGATTGGGTACTGGATCTACAAAGAAGAAGTGACCACGCAGCCGGGCCAGCTGGAGCTGCGCGAAGCTGTCGATTGGGAAGTGTTTGAGGCTTCCAGTGTCATCGTGCCGGCAGACCCGACCGGCTCCATCCGTTCTATTCAGCCACCGGCGCCGAAGCGTCAGGAGCCATCGACCATGAGCACCGCACCCGCGAACATCGTTGACAACGCAGCCGTGACCCGCGCCGCCATTGCCGCGGAAAACAAGCGCGTCCTGGCGATCCAAGAGAAGGGCCAGCGGCTGAACATTGACGCCGGCAAAATCGCCGAGATGGTTGCCGACGTCGACTGCACTGTCGAGGCCGCTGCCGTTCGCATGGTCGACCTGTTGGCCGACGGCCAGAGCAAGGCCCGTGTCACTCCGACCCCCGGTCTGCAGTTTGGCGCTGATCAGGCTGACAAGCGCGCCGCGGCTCTGAGCGATGTCCTGGAGTACAAGCTGGGCCTGCGTCCCGACCTGACCGACGCGGCCCGCTCCGTTGGCGTGCACGATCTGCGTCTGACGTCGATCGCTCGCGCTCTGTTGGACGGCACCGATATGGCGTGCCAGGGTCTGGTGACTCCGGCCGACATCTGCAAGCGCTCCGTTCAGCACCACATGCGTTCGATGGGCGGAATCCAGACCGCTGCCACCTTGCCGTCGTTGCTTGAAAACACGATGAACAAGGTGTTGATCAAGCCGTTTGTTGGCGAAGCTGCCAGCTACGAGAGGATCAGTCGTCGCAGCGATCTGCCCGACTTCCGCAGCCAGTCCGTTGTGCTGATGAATGCGTTTCCGGACTTGGCTCTGATTCCCGAGGGCGACGACGTCACCTACGGCAAGCTGACCGACGGCGCCGACACCTGGGCCCTGGCCACCTACGGCAAGGGCTTGCTGTTGTCGTTCCAGGCGATGATCAACGATGACCTGTCTGGCATCCAGCAGGCGATCCGTACCGCTCCCAACGCTGTGTACGCTCGCCGCGCTTCGCTGTTCTGGGCCATGTTGACCGCCAACAGCGGCGCCGGCCAGAACGTTCGTGGCGCCGCCATGATCAGCTCCGGTCGCAAGAACGCTGGCACTCCCGGCGCTCTGGCTGTCGGTACGGTCAACGAGCTGATCCAGTTGCTGATGCAGCAGTTGATGCCCGGCAGCACTGACCAGTACATGCAGCAGACCGCGACGCACATCTTGCTGCCCGCGCACTACGCGCAAGCCTGGCAGCAGATTGCCCAGCCGTACTACCTGCCGACCGCCGCGGCCAATGCCAAGACGCAGCTCCTGATGACGCTCGAAGTCATCGCAGCGCCGCAGCTCGGCATTAGTGGCAACAAGCCGTACTACGTCGTTGCCAACGAGAACACGCCGTTCGTCCACGGCACCCTGCAGGGCCAGCCTGGCCCGCAGATGGAGCAGCTGACGGACTTCGACTCCGGCGGCATCAAGATGAAGGTCGTCGATCACTTCGGCGTCAAGGCCGTCGATTACCACGGTATCGCGGGCAACATCTACACCTAAGCCGGGCCGTCTGGCGCTGCTGACACACTGACTCTGTCTGGATCTTTGGAGGCATCACAATGGCCGCTCGCGCTTACGAATGGCGGGACTCCCGCAAAATCACCGCCGTGCTTGGGGCTACCCAATATGCTGGCGATCTGGCCAACCTGGGCGGCTTGCCTGGCGTCATCTTGGATGACGGCGAGTCTGGTGATTCTGTTGCCGTCGCTGTCGAAGGTGGCGTCAAGATTCCGAAGGCCACTGGCTTTGCCCTGACTGCCGGCGATCCGGTGTACGTCGACACCGGCACCGACCAGCGGGCTGAGTCGTCAGCAGCTGGCACGTACTTCGGCATCTGCATTGAAGATGCTGCCAGCGGCGACACTGAGGCGTGGGTGCGCTTGTCTGGCGGTTCGCCGGCGTTCGCCAAGAACAACACCGGCGCGACCGCGGCTCCGGCCGTGACCGACGACGTCGATCTGGGCTACACTGTTGGCTCGCGCTGGTACGACGTGACCAACGACGTCGCCTACGTGTGCCTGGACAACGCTGACGGCGCCGCCGTGTGGAAGCGTGAGGCCGGCGGCGTGGTCGAAGGCTCTGTGACGTTCGGCGCTGCCGATACCGCCAAGACCGTGTCGATCGGTGCGCTGTACAACGGCAAGCCGGTGTTCCTGTCCTATGGCCAGCAAGACCAAGGTGCCTGCATCGATGCGTTTGGCGCGGTGGCTGCTGGCACGCTGACCATCACTGGCACGGCTCCCGGCGGTGGCAAGACGGCGATCTACAACTACCGTGTGGCCGTCAGCCCGTAACAAGTCCTTGTGGTAAGGGCGGCGCGCCGCTGGCTGCCTGGTGCGGTCAGCGGCGTTGTCGTTTGGAGGCCGATGTCGCGAATCTGGGACCAGCTGAGAGCCACGGCCAATCGCGTCACCACGCGCACGTTTGGCACGTCTGCGACCATCAACGGAGAGACAGTCGAGTACGTCAATCCGCTGGGCCGCTGGCAGAAGCTGTACGACGAAAACGGCAACGATATGTCGGCGATGGAGTACCGGGTACAAATTCGTACCCTTGACGTCCCGAGCCCGTTGCCGCGTGAGTGCGCGATCACCATCACTGGCGACGATCGGACCTACAAGCTGGCGGAGCGGCAGCGCGGCACAGACGGAATGGATGTCTTGATTCTGCACGAGGTAACGTAGTGGCTCGGATAGGCCTGACCCAGCAGCAGATCGTTGACGCCGTAGCCACCGTGCTGCGGGCCGACGCCGCTATTGCTGCGCTGGTCGGGACTCGCATCTACGTGATGCGCTCGATACCTGGCATTCTGGCGCCGGCCGAAGACAAAGAGACACCGTTTCTGGAGATTCGCGCCGGCGACGAAACGGCTACGCGCAACGGCTACTGCGACAGCACGTGGAACGAGGTGCAGACCGAGCTGAGATTCGCTGGCGTGGCCAGCTGCTATGCCGATGACGATGACAGTTGGGAAGCGCAAGCGATCGTCAACGCTGTGCAGACGGCAATCTTTTCCAGTCGCGTCCTGATGCGCCTGGTACTGCAATGGGAGACTGGCCAGACTCCGGCTATCGCCATATCGACCGACAGCAAGACCGGAGCCAAGTCGGCGATCTCAATTATCTCAATGCTCGCCACTCATAACGTGAGGTACACGCTTGGGCCGTCGTGATCCAGCCGCAGCAATCCAGCAGTGGCGCAACAAGCAGCGAGCTCGATATGGCGCGCGCCTGGCAAAGCGAGCTCCGGCTCGGGCCGTCAAGCTGGGCAAGCGCAAGAACGCGATCGTGGGCTTTACAGTCGACGGCATCCTGTCGCGCATTACTGCGGCGCAGTCATCCGGGCCAGACGTTGAGAAGTTCAAGGCTATTGGCCGCGTCGGCGGCTCAATTTTGGCGGCTATCCGTTATCGCCGGCAGGTGATGGGCGAATATCCATCAGGCCAAAAAGCCTTGACTCTCAGAGGTCAGAAAACTCCAGCCGACATCGATAATCGGTATCTGCGCAGCGCCGGCATCGACTCTCCCGACAAATTCACGGGAGATGTCACGACTGGATACGAGAACTGGCGGACACTGGGACAGATTGGCGGAATTACTGGTCAGTACAACACCAGCGGCGGCATGTGGGCCGGTATGGAGTCGCGCCTGTTGGGTACTTCGATCATTCATGAACCGGTCGGGAAGTCGCTTGGCGCTACTGGTCGCACTGGCGGAACTCAGCAGAATTGGCGCGTCCCGAAAGGTGAGCGGGCCCGCAAGAAATTTGCCGGTATGATTCCCAATCGGGACAAGACGTATTTGGTTTGGCTGATGAACAAGGACAATCCAATCGAGCCGAAACAGGCCGAACTCGACAAGGCCGCGTTGGTCCTTGCGTTCGATTTGACGGCGGGGCATATTGCTGGCTGGGCTGCAACCCAGTCATGGGTCGACAAGGCCGACGCAGTCGAGAGCGCGTTGTGGTACGGCACCAAAGAGAGGTAACAACATGGCTCGGTTCAATTGGCTGCAAGTATCCGCTGGGTTTGCCCCCCAAAACGATCTGTCGACTCCCAATGACACACTGAACGATTACCGCATTTTCCCGTGCGCAGTCGACGGTGTGCCGTCTGTCGGGCGCCAGAGTGAGGAGATGCGGCGCAAGACCGGCCAGTACGGCGCACAATCGGCGCCGCTGCCCGGTGGCCGTGACGGCGCGACGTTCACGATTCGAGCTCCGGTCTTGCTTGGGCTGCTGACCTTCAATCCGGCGACAGCAACCTGGCAGACCGGCGATCAGGCATCGCCGATTCAAGTCCTTGTCGCCAATGCGCTCGGGTCGTACGCAGAAAACATCGCGTCTGCCAGTGATTTTTTGCAGGGTCTCGGTATGTGGCCGGGCCCGTACGCTGCTGGCGGAGTGGCCAGCGCGGCATCGACCAGTGTCTTTACAGTCAAGAATCCGACTCCGGGCGGCGCAGCATTTGATCCTGGCGCGTTTGTGGCCACCGTTGACGATCCTGACGATCCGTCGCGCATCCAATCCGGGTTTATCAAATCCATCTCCGGCGATGCAATCACGCTGTTTGAGCCC